TCTTTGGTCCATTGTGCACCTGCTCTGAAATGCACGCTTTCTTGAAATTTTTGTGCCCATGGCTCACGACTTGAATCGTATTGAATAAAGAGCTCTTTAGTTCGTTGAACTTCTTCATGAATTTCTTTTTGCAATATTTCGCCTGACTCATAATCAAATATAAACTCTAAATCTTTTTTACTTTGAGTCCTTGACGCTGCTTGTCTTTTTTCTTTTGGCATAAGCTCTTTCTATCGTTATGTACCCTTTAGGTACTTTAGTTTCTAAATTATCTAAATATTCTTTAAGTTTATTATCAGGCAATTTATACTTGCTTATGTTTATTTTTTTGTCATCCATACAACTATGGAGTTTATAACAAATTTCAGATAATTGTCAAGAACTTTCTCACATTATACGCCAATCTACCTTTTTAACGTTCCACCAGTTTGTTTGTTCATCTTGTTTTTTCTTGTCTTTTGATTCGTGATTTGGAATGTATGCGTTTTTATTAGCATAAAAGAATCCGTCTAGCAAGTCATCGTTTTTTGCTCGGGGATATAACATAAGTTCATCTTCGAACTCCGTCATATCTTTTCTCATAAATACTTTATGATTAGCAAATAACGGTTGTAAACTTTCTAAACGGAATGATTTTGAGGTTCTAGGATTCTCTTTGACTTCAAGTCCAGGAATAAAGAGTCCTAACTTTTCGGATTGTTCTTTGATGTATTGACGTAGCATTTCCTGATATCCTACAGACTCAATACGGGTCTTGGTACTTTTATAAAATTTAAAGTTATCGATAATAGCATCGGCTAAATGTAATGGGGTAGCACGTTTTCTATAGTATGGCAGCACAAATCGATTATTCTCTTTATCAATAGCAATGTTAAAAATAACAGAATAGTCTGCTGTTTTTTTGGTACTAGAGGCAGGGTCGACTCCTGTGAAGACGTTCACAGGTCTCCTCTCGTTTACTTCCTCACCATTTAGGTTCGTCAGAACGAGGGTCGACAACCCTGCTGGGTCGGTCTCGATGGTGCCGTCATAATACCTGAAATCATCTGGTCTGAAAAGATTATCTTCATCTCCTACAATTTGACACAGATACTCACGATAAAATACCGATAAACGATTAATAGAGTCTAACTCTTCTTTTTTATCACGTAACTTCTCTATCGGCCAGACTTCTTTCCATAAGGCTTCACCTGTATCCAGATTCGGTCGAAACTCCATAGTTTTCCAACCTTTCATATCTTTAAGGGTTTCTACTAAGCAACGCTGATGTTGAGGAGTACCAATAACACATATCTTTCCAGTAATGGGGTCCAGGGATGGAACACCAGATTGCAGCAACCAACGTAGATTAAATTCCATCGCTTCTGCTGTTTTCGTGTTGTTCTCATCCTCTGGGTCATCCAGGATAAGAAGGGTAGGTCTTTGATTCCCATGCTTAATTCCTCTAATTTGTTGTCCTGTACCTTTACAAATAATGACACTTCCGTCTTTTAACTCTATTTCGGTATTAGTCCACTTACGTGCACTGTGTTGTCCCCAATATCCAAAGAAGTATCTAAATTCTTTTGAATAGTCTAATACGTCTTTAATCGTTCCTAGCAGCTTAGTCGCATGGCCTTGTGTACGAGATACCAAGACAATTACTTTTACTCCCTTTGTAAACATTAAATGAAACAACGGATACACCCCAGCTACAATTGAACTCTTTGCATGACCACGAGGTGCAATAATATTTAACTGTGTTCCTTGCCCTCCTAAGATTTCCTTAGCAATATCAGAATGAAAAGGCGGAGAAGGACTCGAAAACATATTTGGCATGACCATTCGGCCGAATAGCAACATATCCTGCTGCATATCCAGCATTATCTCTTGTTTTTTGTCCATTATTTCTCTTTCTTATACGTTTCTACCTTAATTTGATGGTCTTTAGCCACTTCTTTTAAGGTAGCAACAAATAATTCCAAAGATTCTTGCTTTTTAGCCGTTATTACTATCGTACGTTTCATTATGTTCTTCTAATGGTTGTGTTTTTGTTGCTTTTAGCTTCTTTTTAGCTGTTTCGTAGTTATCTGCTATCTGATGCGTGATATCCATTTCCAATGTATCTGTTTGCGTCTTAGCTTTTGGTTTCATATCTAAGAATCCACCTAATTCTTTGGCTGCACGTATCATATTCCCAGAATCTTCATTTACCTTAGCTACTTCAATCGCATCTTTTATTACATCTAATACAAATCCTTCATCAATTCCTTTTTCAGTAAGGACTTCTTTCATTTTTTCTTCAATCATTGCTTTCATTCCTCTGGTTTTCAATAACCGTTTTACGCTTGCTACAGGCTTTGCTTGGTCTGGCCTATATATTTGCCCTAATTTTTCAAAATCTGGCGATTTTCCCGCCATTACGTACGTTATATACGCATCTGCTAGGTTCTTTGCCCTACGTGTTTGTAGTTCTTTGTCCATATGGGACTTAGTACTAGCACTTGTATAGTTACCTGTAGCATGATGTTTTAAAAACTCCAACCTACTGGTACTTGTAATCCATTGCTTCCCATAAGGAAAAGTGCTTTCAGTACCAGTCTTGTACTGTTTACGGTTAATACATATAGCTACATAGCCATCATCGGATACTCCATACTCTCCAGGAGTACAGTCTTTCCAATGTTTATAGCTTAACCCTTCATTATCTGCTTCATCCTGATGATATACAGGATATTCTACAGGTACGTACTTATTTATCTTCAGTTTTCTCTGAATCGTTATCATTTGCTTTATCGTCTATCTTCAATTCTTTCTTCATCCACTCTAAAAACTCTTTTTCATCTTTTTTAAAGTGTATATACATATCTTGAACCTTTTTTGCATTTTCTACTTCCATACGTACTAACTGTACTTCCATGCCTAATGCATTAATTGTACGAATCAAATCTTTCTTCGTAGGGTTCTTCTTTTTATTTACCGCCATTTCCTGCCTCTATCGTTTTATTATCGTTTTCTCTAACGAATAAGCTCTACGTAGATTTATTTATCCTTAAATAAATAAATCGGTATGCTCATAACGTTAGAGCATAACGAATACTCTATCGTTTTATCTATTACGCTTACTCTTACGAATCCATACATATCCTAATCCTTCTCGATATTGGTACTATCGAGCTCCATTTCTTCCATTAAGCATTCTATTTCTATTTGTGCGTTAATGTAGTCGTATACTTTAATCGCTTCTTCCGTAAACTTGCGCTCAGGAACTCGTACCCATTGATTTTTTTTCTTATCAAAATATTCTAAATGTCGTTTTACGTTCTTTCTGCGCTTCATGCTACAAATTAAGGGAAAAGGTTGAAAAAGTCAATCCGTAAAAAATTGCTGTAGATTGCGTGCACTAGGTATAGAGTATATCCACCCCCCTTTATATGTTTATGCAAACGGTATATTTCGTTGAAAAAACCCAACGAAACATATCCATCGCATAAACAAGGGCGTTGAATGCACTTAGCGTTGCAAGCAACGTAGTGCACAGTATTTTTTGGGAAGTATTATAAATGATTTGAGATAATAGTCATTATCGGGACATCGGGCATTCGGAAAAGCATATGCCACGTGTCCTTATCAAATCATTTGCCATACTTCTATTTAAAACCATACATCGTAAACGATGTCCTCAAAACCTAAAAGAAAGCGAAAACACTCATTCTGATTGGTTTAATTTAAGTCCCTATACTTTGAATTATACTTCTTAAACCAAGGTTTTTTATAGTTTTTCCCACAACAAATAAAACTATAAAGATTTAATTATTTAACTTATTAAAGAAAGAGAGTTTAAAATGAATATAGTTGTAGAAAATGTTCCATTTGTTAGTAAATACGATGATAATGTTAGTTGTTGTATTTATATGTCATTATTACACGTGTATAATGTAATAGAATATGACCATCAAAACTTTAATATAGAGCCATATGTTCCTACGTATTTGGATAGACTTCAAAAAGAATGGTTAAATTCATTAGAATTAAAACATTTAAGTATGAAAATACCAGAACACGCACATATAGCTTATTTAAAAGATGAATTGGAAAATCATCAGAATAAAGAATTAAAAGCAGACGCATTATTTGCAGATAAGCACGAGCTTCCCTTTTAATTTGATTGTTTGTTTAGAATAAATTATTTCACGTAGGATTTTAAGTATGAACTCAATAGACGTATTGGGAATTGCGTGAAATAATTTATTCATAAAACATACATCCTAATTGGTTGGGAAAAAAGTTTTCCTAACTATTAAATATTAACTTCATAGAAAAAGAAAGGACAAAACACTATGGAAAATAAAGAAAAGTTCACCTACGCAGTAAGACGCATTAACAATGATACGGGAAAATGGGATTTAGTTAAATCTCATAAAGATTTCCAACACGACGATAAATTCATTGTTCAGTTCAACAAAGATGTTGAAGGCTCTACTGATGAACTTGTTGATTATTTCGTCAATAAAGTAGCTAATATGAATAAAGGCATCTTAGCTAAAAAAGCATTACAAATTAACTTTAAGCGTGAAACGAAAGGCTTATCGTCTGGACAATACCAAGACGGCACAGAGTTTGTTAAATGCTTTGGTGTAATTAGTTATGCACAAGGTTCAAGTATTACCGAGTCATTGGATTACTAAGCCGTCTTTTGTTGGGTTATGTGTAAAAGCATAGCCCAGCAAAAAAAAATTCGGTTCGCT